GGAAAAAGAATCCTTATGTTTATGTTGTATGCTTCCAGATTCATTGTGTAAGAATTTAAAATTACAAGCTGGTGAAGTTGCTATGGGTTATTCATTGACCTTGATAGTTACATTTATGTTTTTATATACAATTAATTTCATGTTTATGAGAACAAATTTTGAAACATACGTTAGAATTAGAAATTTTGCTCAATCTTATGTAGATAAGAGAGAGGCTATTCTTAAAGCAGTAGAAAATATTAGTACATCAGAATTCTGGTCAACAATGGGTGATAAAGTCCAAACTTATTTTGGTAATAAAACCATTTTGATGGCCATAGTAACATCTGTTACAGCAGCTTTAGTTATTTATAAAATTAGTAATAGGAAAGAAACCTTGAACATACAAGGTGATGTTTCACAAAGTATAGGTAGTAGACCTGAAGCTGAGAAAGATGGAAGAGAGAATGTCTGGTATAATAACAATTTTGAATTATCCAGTGCTAACTTTACAAGAGAGAGTGCTTCATCTAAGAGTGGAACATTTGAAGATTTCTGTAAGAAGATAGGAGAGAATGTGGTATACGTAGCTGTACGTACCAGTGAAACTAAAGGAACAAGTGGAAAATTATTGTGTCTGGGAGGACATATATATTTGACTAACAATCACACTTTACCGAATTGTGATGTTTCTCGAGAATGTCATCTTACATCGTCCAGTAAGATAGGGTTGAATTCAAATATGGTTATATTGTTATCTGAAAAAGATATTCATCGTATACCTGAACAAGATTTAGCTTTTGTTACAATACGAGAAATGCCTCCAAAGAAGAAAATAACTCAATTCTTCATGAAAGAAATTAGTGCAGGAGTTTTCAATGGGAAATATGTCTCTAAAACTTCTAAAGGCGAAATCATGGAGTACAATTTATCAAATATTCAATTACAGAAAGAGAAGAGTCTTGATTTCCCAGAGGAAAAAATGAAAGCCACTCTTAAACTTTGGAAAGCTAAAAGCCACAAACCAACTTTATATGGTGATTGTGGTGCGCCCATGATAGTACAGAGTGATTTTGGATACAGTATTTTGGGTATACATATGCTTATAAATGTGGCTAATGATAACGAGGTTTTTGCAAACGCTATTGATGGTAAATTCATCGATAAATTGTATGACTCATTGTCTAATTTCAATATTCAAGCAGGTGATTTTGATCTTATTAGTTCTGAATCAGTGAAAAGACCCGTAGTAGATCTTCATAAAAAATCTGTATTTAGATATATGAATGAAGGTACCATAGACGTGTATGGTTCTTTTACAGATTTTAGAGGAAAAGGGAAATCAAGAGTTGTAGATACCCCAATGAGTAAAGTTTTGCCCAAAATATACAAGAAAAAATATACAGCACCAGAGATGAGTACTTATGAACCGTGGCGAATAGCAGCATTAGATTTAGTTCAACCTATAACATTAGAAACTAGTATTTTAGATTTATGCATAGAAGGTTATGTAGGCGATGTTGAAAAAAAAATGAATCCAGACAACATAGATATGCTCATGATTCTTG